CTGTACCGTGCGATGTACCGTCTGCTGTACCGTGCGATGTACCGTCTGCTGTACCGTGCGATGTACCGTCTGCTGTACCGCCCTCGCACGCATCTGTTGGAATTTCAGCGGGTACAGGTGTGCCGCATAGTGTATCGTTGCACTGGTATTTTGAATAGTTTTCTATGGTTATAACTGTCCCATAAGGTGTACCGTTTTTTTTGATCATTTCTAGGTCTTCTAACAGGCTCAAAAACCGTCTTACCTTGCCCCTCGACCAACCCCAGCGCTCAGCTAATGTGTCATCTCCGTAGATCAGCTGCCCGGTGTCAAGGGTTATGCTTTTGCCCTTTATCATCACGATAGTGGGGAAGCGTCTGGCGCTTAACAGTAGAAACATAAACGCGTGCCATCTGTCGAATGGTAATTCAAGGAAGATCTCATTCTGCAAGCTCTTACGGTAAATCTTTATGTATGTCATGTCTTCCATCTAATCACCTCGCCCCCATTCACGGCCGATCTGATTATCGAGGATGCGGATTTGCAACTTGATGGCGTTCACATTTTCTAAGGCTGTTTCATACATGACCTTTGTAACGTCCCGATTAAACCTCTCATTTGCCACGCTACCATATGCGACCTTGTCAATCAACGTAACGGCCATGCCGCCGTCCCGCAGCTTCAAAGCCTCCTGCTTCAGCGCAATCTTGTAATCACGCTCTGCCGCCGCATATTCTCGCCCATACTGTGCCATCAATCTGATACTGTTTGTCAATTTTTCAGACAGCGCGTTGATTTCATTTATCAGATTTAATCCGTCAGCCATTCAGATCACCCCATTTGTTATAGATCAATTTTTTTTCATCCCAATTTCGATAACAGCTATTCAGGTAGTCCCGTATCATCCGCCCATATTCATCGCGTTTTCCGCCATTGTCGTAGTCATGATGGCAGCGTTGGCAGAGCGTCACGATGTTCTGTTCAATTCCAAGGCCGCCATGTGCCCGGCTGATGTAGTGGACATTAGGGGCAGCGTTCGGGTTGCCACATAGAATACAGCAACCTCCGTCACGTTCCCAGACTATCCGTTTTACTCGCGGCGTAATATCACACGCCCGGCTCATTCTGCTCATTTTTCGCTTCCTCGATTTCTTTCAGGATTATCAATGCTTTGCCGTGGTGCTCTTTCGTCAACTGGCCGGCTCTTATCTCGTCATCGGTCATCCCTGTTTGTTTAAGAATTGACATAAGACTTACATCAAGCTGCTTACAACGATCTTTCAGTGTCTTCTTTTCAAGGTCGCTGGCCATATTATCGGACGGCTCATATGCTGTATATTTCGTCCGATCTTTTGACCAGTACACATCAGCGCCAATGCCAAGAGCCTTACACGCAACTGAGATCGCGTCGGTAAGAGCTTTTTTGTAGCATTCATCGTCAGTGTATAACCCGTTTTTTTCAGCGGCCACAAATTTGCTTCCGCCGATGCCCTCGATAGGCATTGACCATTCATTGTTGATCTTATAGAAAAGACTTATTTCCACATTCGCTGTAACTTCATTTGTCTGATCTGACTTCTCCAGCCATTTATTCGTTATCAGATAATACCAGCCAGCTCCACACGGCCCGAAGAGCTCTGTAAGCATCTTTATTCTCCACATAGGATTGATGTCCGTCATACCTTTTAAGCGTCCGGCAGTAATTGTCTTTTGAGCCTCGGCTGGAACCGCGCGAGCTTTTTCATAAATTTCTAAGTTTGTCATGACTTGCTCCTTTACTTAATCTGGATGTTTTGCCTCTCTACAAGACGGCAGCCGCGTATTTCAACACCGTTTTTGATGGCAGCCTTGATCCCCGCCTTGTCTATTTCCGGCTCTTTGTATTTCAGAAAATCGGCAGGTACGAGGGAAACATCGTCACACTCTACGGCCTCACTCTTTCGGTAGGAAACTACCGCTTCTGTGCATTTGAAGCCCTCGCCGTCAAGTTCTCTTTGTAGATAATCAGCCAGCCTTTCAGCCTCGTTTTTCGCGTGCTTGTATCGTCTGGTAAAAGTGTCAGCTTCATTCTTCAATACAGCCGCCTCTGCGCGGTAGTTTTTTATCATCATGCAGATGTTGCGAACCTTTTCAGTCTTTGAAATTTCCAGCGCGTCAAGTTCATCCCCATTCATTATCTCGCCGGTTTCTTCGTCGATTTCAAACTCAAAATCACGCAACTTTTCGTTGATCTCATAAAGGGTCATATTTCGTCCTCCAATCTATCCACGATCTCATTGATTGCCGTATCTCGGCTCTGCCCGGTAACTTCTATCCAATCGGATATCATTACCGATATCAGCCCGGACAGTGTGGCTTCGCACCACTCGCAACGGTCGTCAACCTCTTTCTTTGGCTCTCCACAATAGCATTCATCAGCGGATTCTATGTCTTCGCTTCCACAGTGTCCGCAGATCGTGAATTGCTCGCTGTGTGATTCTTCGATCGTCTTTAACATGTCATCCCTATGAAAAGCCTTACAGTTGTTACACCAGTACATCAGATTACCCTCCTAAACACGGATACTGTCCGCCGTGTCTTTTTGTCATATTTAACTCCAATCACTTCAACTAATCCGGAGGCTACCATCTCGGTCAGACGTGGTCTGACTGTGTTCATGTCTGAGAATCCTATCCGTTCGACGATCTCTCGTGCGGTCAATGCCGATTCGCCCATTGCCGATAAGATCAATCGCACTCTTTTGGACTTGTCGACTTTTGTGGATTCATGCGATTCATATTGACACCGCTCCAAGATCGTGCTACTATGATTGTGATTTGTTGCGTCTGCCTCCAGGGAAGTCTGGGGCGGACTTTTTTTGATTAAATCTTCTGAACGTGGGCTCATATTAGCTCCTTTTCTAAGGATTCTTTTAACTTCATCACGCTTTCAGCGTATTCTGTCCTTGTTCCGATTGCGCGGTTATAGTCGGCGGCGGCAGTTCCGGCGTTGTAGGCAGTGACCGCCCACTCAGTGCCGTTTCCCTTTTCTATCAGTTCGGCCAGCAGGTCAATCCCTACGGTAACATTCTGATATGGGTCTAACAGATCGGTCACGCCCAGCTTGTCCATGCGGCTCTGGTGCCATCTCGGCTGTATCTGCATTAGTCCGAGGCTATTCCCGTTGTCTCCCACGGCGTCCGGCCGGTAATTGGATTCCTGGCCAATAATCGCCAACGCCAGCGACATATCCACGCCGTTAGCGTCGCACAATTCGCTGATATGTTCTTGCAGATCGGCTGATAGCGGTACATCATACAACGGGGCCTGTTCGGTTGCGGCGACCGGCTCGGCCTCCGGCAGTTTGATCTCTGCCTGTGCTTCTTGTGGTGCTGGAAACGCCAGCCATACCAGAATGGCTGCGCCGACAAACACGAACCAAAATCTTTTCAGCGCCCACAACAGGCTACCCTCACGGATTTTATACTTTTTCATATACGACACCCCCAGACTGCGTTTTTAATTCTGATTTTGTTATGTAAACTTTCATCGTTTTACCTCAATAGTTAACAGCCTCATCTCTGGTTATGAAGAAATGTATGCCAGTTGAGCATTCATTCCATCTGTTTTCGTCAAAATCATCAACAACTACAGTCTTGCCCACTTCGTAAATGAAATCATTATCATAATTGCTTACTGCAATTTGAAATTCAGCTACACCACTAAAATCTGTTATCGATAACACCTTTGCTTTACTACATCTGCATTTTCTATTGGTAGCTGAGCTTCGCTTGGCCTCGGCTGGAATTTCTAATTCAACAATTACTTCTGTATGCCAATTAAATACGATGGCTTTTTTGAATCCAATAAAAGAGCCTTTTTCCGGGCAACATATAGGGCATACATAATCAGGTATGTTGTTTGCTCCCCGGAGGTATGCTCCCCGGAGGTCTGCTTCCCGGAGGTCTGCTCCCCAGAGGTTTGCTCCCCGGAGGTCTGCTCGCCGGAGGTCTGCTTCCCGGAGGTCTGCTCCCCAGAGGTCTGCTCCCCAGAGGTCTGCTCGCTCTCCACCAGGTTCATCATTTAGCCACTTCTTATGCTTTTCTAAAACCTTGTTTAACTGTTCTTTTGTCATCCTGTCTCCTTTCCTACTCCTCTAAGAAATATTCAATAGGTAATTCTAATTTAATTAGATTTGCAACCGAAAAAAATATCCTCAAAATTCAATCCTGTAATTTCAGCAAACTTATATGCTTCTTTTATGGTCACATCTTCCGGATGAGCTTCCATTCGGCTATAGGTTTGATAATGAATCCCCATTTTTTCAGCAATCTCTTGCATGGTTAAGTTGGCCCCAATTCTCGCTTGCTTCATTGTCAACTGCACTTTTTTTTCCTCCTTCATCAAATTATACTATGATTATAGTCTAATTTAATTAGAGTGTCAATATATTTTCTATTTTTTTTAGATTTTTTTCGTTTTTTCGTTGATTTTTTTCTATACTAATAGTAGAATACCATCAAAAGGAGCTTTTCATAAATTTTTTTCGCCCCCTTGACATTTATACGCAATGCGTATATAATAGAATCATGGAAAGGAGGTAAGCGAAGATGGAAACATTAAAATCCCTGATAGACCTAACGACATCAGCATAGCCGCCCTGATAGTTGCATTAGCGGCGTTAAAGCAAAGTAAGAAAAAATAAGGAGCATGTATGGAAAAGAACGCTATTAAAGAAGCCCGTCAGGCTGCCGGGCTATCCCGTGAAACGATCTGCAAAGAGATAGGCATACCGCCAAGGACATTGCAGGACTGGGAGCTGGGGAACCGGAAACCGCCCGATTATGTTGAACGATTAGTGATAGAAAAAATCGAAGAAATTGGGAAAAAATTTTCTAAAACCCCTTGACATTTATACGCAATGCGTATATAATGAATAATGTAAGGAGGGCAAGAAAGCCCCGAAGAAAGGAAGAAGAAAAATGAAAGCTTACCACGGCAGCAAGAGTGAAAAGATATTTAAAGAGTTTTTAGCAGAGAGCGAGAACGGCACGGGTGCATGGTTTTCGACAAGCGAAAATGTGGCTCGTTCGTATGCCGCTGAACATTTTTACGAGGTTGAGATTGAGCCTAAAAACCTGCTCACTCTTGACTGTGGGGGCGAGTGCTGGAGCGATCTGCCGTGGTTCAAGGATTGGGAGTTGATGAGCGAGTATGCGAATGAGTGCCAGAGTTGGTGGTCAACCTGGACAATCGCGGCGTTTGCAAAAAAACGCGGCTACGACTGCGTAAGGTTTGAAAATCTTCGCGATATGGGCGTCGCCAATATAGTCGAGGGTGAGAACGCCGTCGTACTGGCGGTTCTTGATCCGAGAATCGTGACGATCGAAAGCGTAGATTAGTGTAACGATGGCAAAAACGATAGCTAAAGAAAAAGACTGGAGAGTTTAGTTAGACGAAAAAAGGGGGCTACGCGCCCCCTTTTTCTTCTCTTAACATTGCCATATGTTCCCGGTGCTCCTGATGGAGCTTGCCGAGATTTGTTTCAAGTTTTCCGACCCGCCTGTCGAGGTCGGATATTTTTTCAAGAGCGGTCGAGTACTGTGTCTTCATTTCCGCCATGTCCTCTTGCAGCTTGTCCAGTTTTTTCGCTGTGTCCGCTGTCGAGGTCATGATTGAGTCAAGTTTCAGATTCACTTCGGTATCCCGCTTAACCTCTTTAGTTACCTTGTCAATGTCTTCATTTTTGGCCTTTCGCCCCGAATAATAGATCGAGGCGACAAAGCCAAGCGCGGCAATAATCAGGCTGATATATTCGGCAGGCATTTTAAATGTCCTCGATATTTATCCAGCCCGTAACCTGTCCGGCTACTCCTACCCTGTTTTTAGAATTGGTGATTCTGTAACGGCCGTTTAACGGCTTGCCGTCCCAGAGGTAGTATTTACCGGATACCTTACTTGCCACGGCTGTTATTGTGGAAGAGGCGTACAGCGGGCAGTTTTTAAGATTGACCTCAGATCCTCTTTTGAGCTGCGGCTTACTCGTCTTGTTGACGGCGATCCAGCCCGTTACCTGTCCGGCCTTTCCTATCCTGCTCTTTGCATTCGTGATCCTCCTCCTGCCGCTGACTACCTGAGAATCCCAGTAGTAATAGGTGCCGGATACCTTTCCGGCGGCTTCTTTTGCGGTGGCGGAGGCGTAAAGAGGTTCGTTCGACAGCTTGATCGAGGAGGCGGCGGGCTTTTTCTCCGGCTCTTTTTCCGGCTTCTTTTCCGGTTCTTTCTCCGGTTCCTTTTCAGGCTTTCCATAGCCGTTAAAACCGCCCTCTTTGATGATTGCCGGGTAGTCTTTCACACAATAGTTCTGATCCGTAGTTACTCCGGCGATCTTGGCCGATCTGATCAGGTTCGTGCTTCCGCCGAACTGCCACACACCATAATCTATGCCGGTCGGGGCTTCTTTTGCCCACTGCGCAATCCACCAATCGAACTTTTTGTTCAGGCTCGACCCGGAAATCTTATTCCTGAACCAATCGACATTCGTGTAAACTCCGAAGTAGTACCCGGCGGACTCTATCACTTCGCCAAAGGCCTCGATGATGTCGTTTAAAGCTTCTTTCCCAAGGCCTTTTATAGACGGGTCTTCTACGTCCATATAGACAGGAAACTCGAACTTCTTCCCCTTGATGGCGGAAAGGAAAGCTTTTGCTTCTGCCTTTGCTTTGGCGACGGTTGTCGCGTAGGAATACCAGTATGCCCCCACATCCCATCCCTGCTCTTTGGCCGCCTTGTAGTGGGTCTCGAACTGCTTATCTTTCGTCTCCTGATAGCCCGCTCGGATGATGGCGAACTCTACGCCCTCTTTTTTTGCCCCTGCGTAAGGATAGTCAGACTGCCATGCGCTTATGTCAATTCCGAATCTTTTCATTTATTTTTCCTCCGTTTCTTCTTTTAATTCTGGAAGATTGCCGACCATAGAGGTAAGCAAGGACATCACGCCTGCAAGAAGAGCGGCGGACGCTACTCTCCTCCAGTCTACATCTTCCATAACTACTGCCGTGCCTATCATGGCGATGGCGGCCTGCCCTATTGTCTTTCCCGCTCTGATAGCCGCGGCTTTTGCCCATTTTTTAAAATCTTCCAAAGTTTCCCAATTTTTCATTTTTTTCCTCCTTAGCTCGAAATGTTTTCTTTTAACCACAAAATGCGGATTGTGAAATCTGCGGTGACAGTGCTGTCTGACAGGTTTCTTGCGTCAATGTGGTATGTGAACCCGTTTCCGGATGACTTGTAATCTCCGTCTATCCACGCGTTTAAGATCACTACGCTGTAATGGTTTGTACAGTAGCAAGACACTACCGTGGGAATGTAACCGTCATAGCCGTCAAGGTTGCCCTTTATCTCCCCGCCTCGGGCAGAGTTTGCTGGAATATCCCAACTCGACGGCGACATAGAGTTCATGATGATGGCGTTTGACAGTCCGAGATTTGACAGCGCCCCGCTAACTGTTGTCGCACCTGTTCCGCCGTCCGCTATCGGCAGCGCCCCATTTGAACCCAGGACTGCGGTGTAAGTCCAGTCTGACCATACGTTGTTGTATCGTCTTCGGAACGCTTCCGCCCCGGTTGATGTGACGTAAGCGCGTTGCCAGACTGTAGTTGTTCCGCCTATCAGACCGCCGTTGAACTCAAAGCCGACTTCCATCTCGAAGGCGTTGTTCGGGAAAGGCGTATTCGTGAGCGAGGCGGAAACGGTCGACGAGGATGTGTAATAGCGTCCCGGAGTCGTGAAATTGTCCAGGTTCGAGTTTGAGGCGATCGAGCCGCCGTCTGCAAACATGGCCTTATAGAGCGGGGAGAGATCCCTTGTCGTGAATACCTGATTCCAGCTGTCTTCTCCGGTCAGATCGGCGTCCGCGTTCCAGCCGGTTGAGTTTCCGGCGCGGTTATAAAACATGCCATGGGCCTGCCTGAGCCAAAGCTGCTGAACTGTAGAAACAGCGTCGTTATTGACGAATTGAATCAAAGTCCCATATGTCGATGGGAACTCGAACCCGGACGGGGCAGCGCTGTAATAGATCGTGCAGTTTCCAAGCTCTGCCCAGGCTGCCGGGGTGTCCTCTGCCGGAACGGTATTGTTCGGCAAATTTAAAAGGGCGGCCATAGCGTCAACCCGATTAGTTTCACCCGTGCCGCCGGAAGATATCGGCTGAACGATTGTAGGATCGACGCTGGTCCTCGGCGTAGGGATTGCAGTCTTTGTGATCTCAATTCCCCATCCCTCTTGCCAGTTGTTCGCGCCGTACACGTTCCAGAAAGAGCGGACGTTTTTGATAACAGCCGCGCCGGCCCCCCAGTTAGTATCGGCGTTTCCGATCTGTACGTATCTTCTTTTTGTCGTCTGATCCATTCCGAATACGACCGGCAGATTCGAAAGAGCGTTATCCTGTTTTCCGTAAAAAACAGCGCTCGGAGCCGACCAACCGTCCTGCGCCCCGGTGCCCGTGGCGTACAGCTCACCGGTTACAGAGTAAACCCCGGTCATAGCGCGTGTGTAGCTCGCTATGACGATGTCAAAGGCTACCCTCGAGTTGTTGTTCAGGATGTTCTCTTTTGTCGGTAGCGAAATTCGCAAATATCCGGTATTGTCAGTCGCATTATATGGGAAAGAATAGTGCCCACCGTCTACTTCCGCCAAAGATCCCATGCCCCCCTCAGTTCCGCTCCCGTAGTACGGGTAGAATGGGAAGTTGTTTAGCTTTGTCATCTCGTCAAGCGCCTCTTGCGCCTGAATGATCAAGTCGTCTAAGGCTCCATATTCGTCCGTGGATTCGATCGCGTCTTCGTTGATGAAGTTCGGTTCTACGTCCACGAACAGCGTGAACGAGAAAAGAAGGTCCTGACCGATGACAACCTGAAGCTTGACGAGATTCCGGCCGGCTTCTATGAAAGATTGAGCTGTCGGCTTGTAGCTTATGGAGTTACCGTCAACCGTGCAACTGTTATACACCTGTTTTTTTGACGGCTTTAAAATATAAATTCTCGCCGTCGCCCCGGACGGTATTTCATAATCGAGAATGTTGAAAACGAGCGGAATTTCTGTCCCGCCCTGCGTGTAGTGGATGATCTGAGGAGGCTCCCAGTCCACTACTCTTATGTTTATGTTTTTTTCGTTCATAGGCTCCTCCTAAGTTGTAGAAACTCCAGACGGGTCGAGTTGTGCTTTATGCACTCCATCGCTGACGAAAATGCCCGGTACGACCGGACTTATTTCTATACTCTTTTCTCCTTCGGTGAAATTGATTACGCCGTTAGGCCAGATCGTGAAATTCCAATCGCTATAGCCGGGAACCCCTTCGCGTTTAATCCTAAACATATTTCCGCTTATTTTGATTGAAAAAACACCGCTTTCGTTATTTTGAATGACTTCAATATCGCCCAAGGAAAGGGTGACGCTGTTACCGTTTCCGTCGTTGTTCTCGATCGTAGTTCCGCTGATGTTTGTGCCTGAGATGTTTCCGCCCTCGATGTTTCCGGCTTTTATAGTACCGTCTTCCATGACGAATTGCCCAGTATCCAGATTCCAGAATGACTTGCCCGTCTTGTCGGCAATGATTCCGGCAACGATAACGTTCGCGAGAAGTCCCTCGGCGGTCAAGGCGGTAGTCCAGACCCAGTCCGTGCCGTCTTCGTTTCGCTGCCTTGAAATCTGCAAGCCCTGTGTGCCGATTGCCATTGCTCCATATGTCGGGCTGTCCGGGTCGGTATCCTCAAAGAAGACCGCCCGCACGTCCTGTTTTCGCGCAACGGATTTTTGCGCCCTGAGCTGCGCCATAGCGCCGTTTATAAATCCGGCAACCTGTTCGCCTATGACTGTACCGTCCGGCCGGATTGCCTGTTGTACCCGGTTCACGGAGGAGGTAACGGAGTTGAAGTAGTTGTAGGCAGGCTCTCCAATCACGACGGAAGCGACCCTTTTGAGGGTGCAATCCCATTCTATCTCTACGATTCGCGCTTCGGTGGAGATTCCAAGATGACTGTTATAACAGTGGATCGTGTCTCCGAGGCTTACCGTTTCGATTGCGGCAACGTCCTTGTACTGCTCTGTGTCCGCGAGCTGGATCATGTCGACGGTGATGGTTACTTTTGGCTTATCAAGACCGGCGGCAAATTCCGCTTCGCATTTTTCAGTCAAAGCCGCGTCAAGCTCCGCCTGGCTGTTGCAAATGATAACCCCGTTTTCTTCGTCCGTCTCGGTAGCGTCCTCGGCCATCTTCACGTCATCGAAGGTGATTGTTGCCGCCATAACCGTCGGGTAGCTGTCTATCAGGTCGCTGTCTACATATCCGTTATCCGTCATAGTGTAACCGTTGTAGGCTTTCGGATAGATTCGGGTCTTAACCTCAGACATATCCACCTCGTAGGTGAACCCATCTTTCGGGATGTTCTTCCCGTAGCGGACTTCTACTCCGTTATCTTCGCCGATTCTTTCGTTAACGATGATCTTGAAATTGTTAAAAAAGATCTCTCCGCCCCATCGGGAAATAAAAGAGTTCTCATCGTCCCCGTTGATCGCCTCGATAAGGTTTTTAAACTGATAGTAGGCGGTTGAAACTTTCGTGATATTCGACTGCCCGGAATACTTGTCATTCGGGGCGGTCATCATGTCAAGTGCCTGCTGTCCGTTATCGTTTGTCGGCCTTACGTCGACAAGAAAACAATCCCCGGCGGCGTCCATAAAGATAGGCTCTCCGGTAGCTGTTACCTGTGTGTCAGTCTTTGTTACAGTTTTTAGGCGAAAGAGCTGATCTCCGTTAAAGGACGGCACTTTCAGCACCGCCCCCTCTGTAATGAACTTCCATCGTCCTTCCTCGTCGACTGGATGAGCAAGCGAGATTGTCCAGGCTCCATTCAATTCGGCGCTTACCCGGCAATCTGACGGAGTCAGCGGCATGTCGCCGTTGCTGTCGTAGTTCGTGTTGTTTTGTTTATAACTCTGAATCATAATGTTCTCCAATATGGGGCGATTTTAAGTTCTATCCCTCCGGTGACGGTAATCTCGTTTTGTCCGGGTTGAAGCCATAAATCTTCATAGTTTCCTGAAATCGCCGTATTCATCAATGATCCGTCCTGCCTGTAGGATATCTTTCTTTTTGTGTCAATTGTTAAATTCTGGCCAACATTTGCAGTTACTTCTTTTCCGTTTACGTTCAGGGTCGTGTTTCCTTCTCCGGTAAGATAATAGACCGGCTGAGAGATCATAAACGGATTGAGTGAAGCTTCTTCTGCCGTCATCTTGTTTGTTCCTGCGGAAAAGTAGATGTATGGCTCGCACGTAAAAGTTGGCGTAAGTGTTCCGATTCGCCTTGAAGTTCTTGTGATTTCTCCAACATCCACATTTTTTACAACGTAGAAAAACTCCGTGTCGTCTGAAAAGGATAGCCTTCTGTCTCCGTTCCTATCAAGAAGCCACTCTTTAACTTGTCGGACTTTTGCGCCCCATTCGTCAAGCGGCGTCATGAAGTTTAATTCGACCGGTATATTTATATCTTCGTAGAAACCGAAAAAAGAAAAGAGAGACCCGTCTTGTCCGGGTATCTCGTATGTCTCTACTTTAGGCGTTGGGCTTGGGATGTTTGGCCGGCGAACCGTAAGGACTCCGATATCCCGGTCATTCTTTCCGTTATATCGAGTTATAAAGCTCATTTGCTCCCTCCTTTCGCCCTGATGTTGGCCGACTGCTGTTTTGTTATATCCTTTTGCACTGTCTTTGATACAATCTTGCCATCGAGATAACAATATGTTGTTAAATCTATGGTCTGAGATGTTTCAAAGCTTGGGGCTGTGAGATTCGCTGAGGCGCTAAGGGGGTTAAAGCCTCCTATGGCATTTATCATCTCTTCATTAGCCTTTTTTACTAAAGGGATTCCCTTTTTTATTCCAATGGCAGCCCCTTCGGGTACGAAATAGGCCTCTCTTTCCATCCACTTGGACGGTGAGCCTATAATCAGTCTCCCGATGAAAGTATCTTGAATCGCGGACGCGATCGTGCTCATCGCGTTCATTACGAGGCTTTTTTTCTGCCGGATTCCTTGGGCTACTCCTTCAGTTACGTTTCCGCCAAGGCTCTTCCAGTTCGCAGCGGTAAGCGGAGTTTTCATTCTCTGGACAAGGTCTCGCATGGATTCCGGTATAGATTTGTTGTTTCTTACGTCAGAGGCCAGGCCAGAAAGATGACTGTTCAAGGCGGTTTCCTCCTGATCGAGAGAATCGATCATTGTCTTTAAAGTCTCGTCGCCTGTTTCTTCGTACAGACTAACCAGAGTTGCACGATTCTGCCGGATTTCTTCGAGCCTTTTTTCAGCCTCGCTTTTGGTCATTTCGGTTATATTTTTTTCCGTATTAAACGCGATCTCCGACACTTTTTGGTAGTTGCCTTCAAGAAACGCGGTCATCATGGCTTCTTGCTTCTCGATTATCTCGCTGTTTTCTTGATAATCTTCCATGGCCTCTTCCGCGTTCTTATTTGCAGCCATAAGGAGATTGTGTGCCGCTTCCTGCTGTCTCATAGAGCCGGACTCGGCTGCTTCAGCAAGATCTTCTTCTGCTTTAGCCTGTTTTTCTTTCGCCTCAATCAGCCTTTCGGTAACTTCCTGTTGCTGTTTTAAAGCTTCCTGATATTCCGAATCCCCGGCTGAAATATATGCTTCGGCTTTTTTCTTCGCTATTACATCGTCAATCGAACCCGCAAGAGCTTCATAATTGTCGATAACTCCGTCGGTAACTGTTATCTCCTGCCCAAGGGCTTCGCTTAATGTGCCAGTTATAAACTCGGCTCTTGCCTCGTAGCCTTCTGTTACTCTGCCATTGGCGTCAACCAGTCCGGACAGTTCACTTTTCAGGCTTTCAATATATTGAAATTCACTTGTAGTGGACTGGATGGCTTCGCTTCTGCTTTCGCGAAGACGCGCCATTGTGTCCTCATACTCGTTCATTTCTTCGCGGGACTGCCGTATCTCTTTATTGAACTTCACGAACTCATTGTCCGCATTCGCCGCTTCGACCGCGGCAAATCCCAGGTATGTAACAAGCCCTCCCAACGCGGTAGCTACAAGGGTTATAGGGCTTGCCGCTAAAACTCCGGAAAGCCCGGAAAATGCAGTTGAAAATTTACCTGTAGCCGTTGCGGCGGCTGTGGAAGCTGCTCCTGCTGTTTCCACCGCTGTCTTTGCTGTTTTAGCCGGCCCCAAAAAGGCTTTAAGCCCTTTTCCGAGAGTAGATATCCCGCCGGTTATTCCCTTTATTCCTTTTATCGCCGGACCGGTAGCAATCCCGATCCCGCCGATTGCAAGGATAGTGTCCTGTGTGCTTTCGGGTAGTTCGTTAAACTCCTCAACTACGTCGGTTATAGCCTTTATTAAATCTGTTAAAATTTTCTTTAATTTTGTAAGAACCGGCTCGGCGGCGGCTCCAAGGTCTGCGATGGAATCTGTCAGGTCTGCCTGAGCTTTGTTCGCTTCGATTACTTCTTTATTAGCCTCTTTAAAAGATCTTCCGGCGTCTGTATAAACGTCGGCGAGAGTCTTCGTGATGAGCTGGCTTCTTTCCTGTTCGTTTGAACATTTTGCCAGTTTTTCGTTAAACTCATCCTCGTTTATCCCCGCCCAGTTCAAGGCGTCTGCAAGGGAGCCTGTTACGGTTCCCACTTTCGCTGTCTCGTTTGCTGCCTCTGTAAGACCTTCAAGAGGCAGGGAATCTCCGAACTTCGCAAAGACTCCCGGCAGGATGTCGCCCGTCCATGTTGCCAGCTCTTCTTCTGTCCTCGTTAGTTCGGCCAGGTGATTGGCTGCTTCTACAGACGTATCATCTTCGGCTAACAGTCCATAGATTTCTCTATAGGCTTCTTTTGCCTGCTCTACTGAATATCCGGTATCTTCAAAGGCAACTTTAAGCTTTGTCTGATCTGTCCGGTATTCTCTCGTACTTTCGGCGGCTCCTGCTAATGCGCCCGCCAGGCCTACAAGAGCACCTGATAATACCATTGCTCCGTTTTCGGCAGCGTCTGCAAGATCGGCTTTCAGGTCTTTTATTCCATCTGCCGATTTATCGACCTTTTCGAGGCCTGTTTCTACATCACGGAGTCCGGCGTCCATCTCCTGTAGTGCCTTTTCGTTCTGCTTCAGCTCGCTTTCCAGATCGTTTAGGGCTGTTTCAGTTCGGTTAACTACCTGCTGCCACTTTTGCGTGGTTGTGGCGGTTTCTCCGTACTTTGCCTCGGATTCTTTTAGCGCTTTTTGAACCATTTCCAGCTTTTTGCGCTGTTCGTCTATGGACTTGTTTAAAACTTCGTTTTTGCGCCTTAAAGCTTCCTGACCTTGCCCGTTTTCCTTAAACTCCGAACTTACTTTTTGCATTTCCGTTCCGAGGGTTCGCAAGGTCGTATTTATTTCATTAAGTTCTTTTCTAAACTCTTTTTCCCCATCTATCCCTATTTTCGGACCGATGTCAATCGCCATGTTATCACCTCAGATTCGGTATGTAGTTATCTTCCGGGGCTGCTTCATCGGCGGCTCCGGATAAGATCAAAAAAGCGTCGACCATGTCGCTCAGTTCTCCAAGCGGCATGGCTGTGTATTCTTTTGGGGGAATGTTAAGCTTTCTGCCCCAGACGTCCCAGAAGATTAGATGGCCTCTGGGGCTTTTGCGTTTTTTCCCGCCTGGCTTTTTGTTTCAATCTCTTTTTCCTGGGATTTCTTTATTGCTTTCAAGATCGATTCAGCAAGTTCAGCTGTGCCGGAGAAGTCTATCAGGGTTTCTATTTCCTCCTGAGTTATCGGCGTTGTTTCTACTCCTTCTATTTCTTCTCCGCTCATTTTTAAATATTCACAGCCTTGTTCGGCGAAGACAGCCAACGTGTAAGTGACTGCTTCTATTGTTCCGGCTGTTGTGTCTTTTGACTCTGTCAAGAGATCGAACATCGTTTCTAAACTGCCGAATTTATCGGCGATCTTTTTGGCTGCTCCTAAAGAAAAACATAGCGGGTACGTTTTCCCCGCTATGTCTGCCGTGATTATTCTGTTCATTCGCTTGCACCTCCGCACTTAAACTCCAGCCACTGAAGGGCGGCGCTTTCAGTCTCGAACCACGCGTCCTCCATCCAAGGGTGTTTTCTGTTAGAATCTACCTGATCCGATCTCTGGATTGTTGCCGTTATGGTCGGGGTCTGCCATTCTATTGTCTCTCCTCTTGTTGTGGCGGCGTTTTCTGGTATGTTAAAGAACACTTTGTTCAAAAAGACTGCGCGATATTCGTCAACATCGTCTTCCTGATGTAGTTCGATTATACCGAATCCCATGTAAGGGGCGGACTGGCCATCATCCCATACCTGAACAGTTACGCTTTCGTCGCCTACGCTGTCCGTTACTGTTTTTGTGCCGAGAAGCAGCATGGAAAGAGCCTGATCTATGTCGGCGGTTGATAACGTCAGCTCGCCGCTCTGGAATGTCCCTTTGTCGTTTTCGGCTATGTTATTATCCGCATATAGCGGATTGTTGTCGCCGACTGTCCATGCTATGCTGTACTCTACGGCCTTACTTGCTATAGTGGCGTCAGAATATGTAACAGTTCCGGCTGAATTGGCATACTTGCCCACAACAGGTCTTGATAATCCCTTAATTGCCATTTTAAAACTCCTTTTTTATAAGCTCATCAGTTTTTTGAGCCATTCTGTGTTTGGTTTTTTCTTTGTATCTGCTAACTGTCTGCCTTATTATCGGGTTTTTAACCCGAAAACTCGTCCCGCTTTCGATTGACCTCAAAAGCACTATGTTCGGAATCCCTTTCGGCCACTGTTTTGTTTTAACGCTGCCATAGCCATCAACTCCGAGCTTTGCATAAATATATCCGTTTTTTTCTCTCATCTTAGCAATGCCGAAAGAATTTATCAGATCTTGTCTTTGCCTTTTAGATACTCCGTTTATTTTTTCTCCCGGAGGAGCAAACGGAGGAAGACCGTTTTTTCCTTCTTCAATCGGCAAACTTTTCAGCGCTTCTTTTAGCGCGTCCGCCATTACTCCGGCACCGCTGTAAACTACCTGCTTACACAGGCCGTGCGATCGCTTGGCCAGTTTTTCGATCTTTGCCTCGTACTTGTCCATGTTTTTAAAGGTTATGTAGGCCATTACGTCACCTCGAAAATCCATTCATAGTGGGTAAATCCTTTCAGTTCGCCGTCATCATACTGTACGGCGTTAAGGTAAAAAGCTATCCCCGCCTCTTCAAGGGCTTCCTGTACCTTGTCAAAAAGCGCGAACTCTCCAAGGGAATAAAGATCGATTGTTCCCCTTATCGCCTGACAGCCTATGCGGTTATCCGCTCCGAGATTGTTCGAGGAATCTTCACTATATACAATATGGCTTTTTGTTCCGTCGATAGGCTTTAAGTGCCCTACGTTATCCGTAACGGTTAACATGGCGGTCTTTATTCTACTTAATATTTTTTCAAGCGATTTCATAATTTTCCCCGTTTCTTTCAAGCGAAAGTCTCGTTATCTTAATCCCGTTATTATCAAGTTCGTGTTGTACCATCTGGATTGTGTACTGGCTGCCGTCTTCAAACACGGCCACTTGGTTGATGTTAACCGGATACCGGTAGATGGATATTACTCTTTCAATTAGCTGATTGGCTTTTATGGCCTCATAGTACCGGGTTACGCCGAGTGCTCCTTCGCTGAAAAAAAACTCCGTTGGGTTTTGGAGCTTATTTACCGGAAGATCGCCCGGAGCTGCGGCGTTAACAACGTCATAGATTTTTACGATTCCATCGTCAAAAGTCATGTTTTTCCTTTCTGGCTCAACAATAAATTGTTAAGTTCATAACGCAAAAATCGAGGCATGGAAGTCTCGCTTCCGCCTCTTCGTCTAAACAGATAAGCCGCATAGTGTACTTGGATCATTTGACATTCGAGGGAATCATCTAAGATGATTCCCTCTCTTGTCATCAGGTCTTTAGAAAAGGAGAGTAATTTTGTCAAATACTCGTCGTTAGCAGTTGTGGTGATTTGCAGGTCCTTTTTTAGAACTGTAAGAAGCTCATCCTGATTCATTGAGGATCACCTCTTTATGCTCCCGCCTTTGTGATGTTTACCGTGTAGACCCTTACTGCATTGCCTTTCTTAACAGTTACGGTAAGCGGGAAGGTTCCTTCTGCGAAGGTAATAGGCTGGCCGTTTACTACATTCTCACCGTTGTAACTTATGGCGACCTGTGCATTGGCCTGAACCGGAGTAGCAACGACTGCGCCGTCTGTTCCGGTTGCAGTGGTTGTGTAAGAAAGGACATCCTCGTCGAATGTCGGCGCGAGGGTCAGTCCTTCAACTGTCAGACTCTGGAGTTTTGCGTCGTTCGCGGTGTCAGCGGCAAAGGTCATTGCAGTAGTAACGGCCGTTCCCATGATATTGATAGCTACGAACGCGCCAGGGATTACTGGCTGACCGTCTGCTCTTTCCTTTCCTTTGAACACGGTGTTGTCCTGGATGAACTGAACGTGTTCAGAAGAAGTAATCTCCATTACGCCTCTTCTTGCCCACAGATAAAGATCACCGTATCCGCCGATGATGTCGCCGTCCGGGATAAATTCGAGGATGTCTATATCACCGTTTACAATCGGCAGAGTGCCGAAGATGTTGGCGACAATGTCACCGGTAGCGGTAAAGGTTATTACTTTGGATTTCAGCAGCGCATAGGTTTTGGAGTTCATCGCCCAGAACTGTCTGCCGCGTGAATATGTAGTAAAGGTGTTTCCGGTGGCCTGCATAAGGGCAGCCCAGAACGCCGCGCCGGTCAGTTCATCGTCAATTTCGATGATGTTAGAGGTATGAAGATCTATCCATGCTGGAGCATCGACCGGATGATTTTCAGGCTGCGCTGTCTGCGCCAGTCTTGTTACAATGCCCATCGGCATATGGGCGGCGGAACCTTTACCGTAGAGAATGGCCTTGTCCTCAGCCAGACCGATAGATTCGGAGAGCATTTCAACAATGGCGCTGGCAAGGTTGATGTCCGAATCTTCAAGCAGTGAGTTGCACACCGGGATGTATCCGGCCACCTTATAACCGTCAACGGTGATCTGGTTAAACACGAAGGTCAGCTCGTTGATTGCTCCGCACATCTCCGTCCAGATTGCTTCAGGAACAGTTCCTGCAATCGTCTGGCGAGCCTCGCCGCCAACGTTTCTAACCCTTACCCTGTTAAGAAGCTTGGAATATCTGTACATGTTTTCGCTTATAAGGTCGAGGAACTCAATCGGGATTGTAAGGCTTCCGCCCTGAAGATCTCTTTTTTCTTTTCCTGCCGTCCTTATTTCTCTCAGAAACGCCTTTACCTCGTCTTTTTCTACGATCTGTCTTTTCTGCTCCATCGGCAGCGCGTCAAACGCTCTTACGTTCATCGGCAGGCTTCTGATGTTGATGGTTTTCTCCATCTCTGTAGTTCTCCTTTCAATTTCTTTTGTTCTTTTTTTGATCTGAGGAACAGAACGCTCGATTTCTGCAAGCTCTGCTTCCTGTTCGCTTATGGTGCGCTCTAACTCGTTTACCTGTTCCTCGTGCGCTGTTTTTTCAGCGTCAAACTTGTCGACTTCTTCTTCGACAGCGCTCTTGTCTTCTTCGCTTTCGGCTTCGTCGATTGCTTCGGTCAGCTCGGCTTCGCGCTGTTCAAACTCTTCTGTCTTCGCCCTCAGCTCTTCGAGGGCAGTTTTGTTCGCTTCGATTTTCTTTCTAAGTAAAACCGCTCTAAGTGCCATTAGCTACTCCTTTCTTTCAGGCGTTTTTTCATGTCTTTACGCCACTTTTCGTTTTGCCTTTTTTTGATCTGTTCAAATTCGCCTTTTTTACGCGCCCACACTTCTGTGTCCTCGTATGCCGGGAATGTTACGATGGACACTTCATAAAGCCTGACTTTTTTGATCGTCCAGTGAACGTCTCCGTTGTTTGGATTTTCGCTGTATTCTTCTTCGAGAATGTCGAACCCAAAAGAACACTGTGTCACATCTCCGCGAGCTACACGCTCGTAAAGATTCACAGCGTCCTGATCTTTTTCATTGATCTTTACTTCTCCCCACAATCCGTGGTCATCCGTTTTCAGCGTCAATGTTCCGGCCTTTGTTCGTCCCAAAACAAGACGAGTATCGTGATTCGTCAGACAACGTACGTCGTCATCAAGCGCCCCGTCGAATGCCGCCGGGTCAATTGATTCCGTTGCCCCCTGCCACATCTCGTAATTGGAATTAAAAACAGAAAAATAACCGGAAATGTATCTATCTCCGGTCTGTTCGTCTGTTCTTACGCATATTTTTTGTGTAAAAATTCTGGTTTCCCTCACTCACTTTCACCTCCTTGCAGCTTGGATTGCTCGCCAATCATTCCTCGCGGTATGTAGTTTTCTAAGATTATTAGCTCGTCGAGACCTTCAAGCGGTGAAAGCCCGAGCCAGTTTCTTGTCTCATTCCCCGTCATGATCCCGCGCACGTACTGGTCATCGGCGACAGAAGCCAGGTCGCGTATGTCGTAGTTGTATAGACTTCGTGGGTTAAATTTAAAAAACCAATTAGGTCTATATGTTAGCTTCTTTGTAAGCTCCTGTTCCATGGCTTGGGCTATCGGCATGATTTTGGAGTTTATAAAGTTGTTCCATTCTTCACGCTTAAATTCGCCCACCCCCAGCAGGAACGGGGGCACTCCGAGAATTGACGCTACTGTTTTTTTATCAATTTCCACAAAATCAGCGAGGGCAAGATCGGAAAGGGTGAGCGGCTTGATTTGCTGGACGTCAAACTGTTCGCCCGGCAATAGCCACGGCTCGCCGGCCTGATCGGTTTCCACATAATCATCAAGCAGTTTTCGCCTGCCCTCCGGGCTGGAGAACTCTTCTACCAGTGCGTCAACCTTGATGATGATAGACGGCTTCCACTTTGACGTCATGAATCCTTTTTCCGTGGCGGCGGCCTGCTTCAGGTTGTTGGCCACATCTGCAAGCGTAATCGAATAGCCTCTACCTTTCCACGGGTAGAATGAACTCGGATTTAATACAAAGTGAAGCACGTCATCCGGTTCATATTCCCGGCCGGCTATTACTATCCTGTAGTCCCAGTTGTCGATTGGGACGAATGACACTATGCTCGCCGGTATAGGTCTTAGATCGTCTATGTATCCGCTATCTGTTACCGGGTAGACTACTGCGTTACCTTCGCCCTCTAAGAACATGGTATGGACGATCCATTTTATGAACTGGCTTCTCGTGCCCCTTGAATATGGGTCGATGTCAAGTTTTCTTGAAAGCCCATTCCTCAGCCTGACATCTCCGTTTTCTTGGTTTTCCATTAGATGAATTGTCATCGAACCGATCAGCTCGGCAATCTTATCAACTCCTGCGGAGATTTCCGGGCTGTGGGCTAAAGATGTATACCCTCTGCATTCCAGACTTCCGAGGTCTTTGTCCAGTAAGAATCCGACCATGCTTCTTTTTTCCTGTGGTTTAGTCCTCGGTTCATCTCTTGTTTTTCTGCTTTTCTTTTTGCTCACTGTCTCCCCACCAGTCCTTTCCCTTTTGTGATCTTTCTAAATTGTCCAAATATCTTATTGCCGCGAATACGGCGGCGTCGAATAAATCAATTCTTAGCTCCGGATGGATCTTTTCATACTGGATCATGTCGTCGGTCTTTTCTATTGCCGCCACATTTTGGACGCAGTATTCAAAAGCGTCAGAATGAAGATAGTATAGATTGCCGTCTTTTGCGGCTTTCTCCAAGTATCTAAATCCTTCGGATTTTTTGAAATAATACTGAGGCTGATCGACAATTCGAAATCCTGACTTTTTCATGTCAATGAAAAATTCACGGCCGAACTTTCGGTCGTGTCCTATCTGCGTGATTTTAAACCCTTTGGATTTCATTGTTAAAAACCAGTTAACCACGTCCGAGTAGTTGACCGTCGGCGAGTTGCATAACGTTAAATTGCCGTCTTCTGCCCAGCCAAAAAGCGGTATGTTGTCCTCGTCCGCCTTTACGTGCGCGGCAACGACCGGGAAGAAAGCGTGGGTGATTACTATCGTTACGTCTTTATACACTCCAACGAGCGCGGCGGCTGTGAGGTCATGCAGCTTTGACAAGTCGGCGCCGCCGTACCACTTTATCGGCAGCTTTGCCAGCTCGTCGAGTGTCCATCTGTATTTTTTGTCGGACTTCCTGAACTCTTCAATGTCGAAATATGCCCTTATCGAGTTCGTGTAAACGTTTAGACTTTTTGCATAAAAGTCTTTTCTTTGCTGCGGGTCGTTTTGTGCCTGCAAAGACTCGTTTAATATTTCCTGCGGCCGGATAGTTACTCCGTATGAGGGATTGGCCATTTCGTGTACCTTTGGGCTTGTAAAATCTATATTGCCGGCCTCGTCCGGGTTGGCGCAGGTCATGAAAATGAAATACTGTTCGTCCTCGACGGTGCCGTCTAAGACTTTACGACAGTATTTCAGCCTTTGTCCTAAAAACAATTGCTCGTTGTCTCCGGCTGTGGAAATGCCGATCATCAGTTTATTGGTATAGGCTTTCATAGCCTCTTTAAACAGATTGTACTGCTTTGGCTTTTTGTACGCGTGCATTTCATCAGCAATCGCGATATTACAGTTTAGAGAATCCTGCGCGTCCGCATTAGCGGCAAGCGCCCGAATGAAGATTGATCCGTCCGGGAAATCCGCCTTGATTGAGTGCTCATTGTTATTGTCGATTATCTTTACACCGCCACCTTTTCTTTCGCTTTCTCCCATGCGGTCAAGGTTATACGTTAGAAAGTTAAAACTTTCAAGCGACTGCATAAGGGCAGCTGATGTAACATACACTTTTGACCCACTACGGCGGTAGTACAAGGAAAGAGACCAGGCAAGGGCAGCCGCAAAAGTCGTTTTAACATTCTTTCGCGGTACGAAGATCAGAGCTTCGTGATATTTTAAAATGTCTGAGTCCTTATGTTTAAATCCCACAATGTTGTAGACAATAAACTTATGGAATGGCTGCAATATAAAAGGACGACCCTGCATGGGGCGTCCTTCGAGGTCTTCTCCTTGTTGGTGTTTTAGCGTTTTTTCTATTATTCCGATACAGAACTCAGGGGCTTTTTTATCCAGCCAGTAAGCCGGATTTTTTAAATCTTTAAAAAACCTGTCAACGCACTGCTTCAGCTCCTTACACGCTATCTTTTTCCCGTCTCTTATACTCTCGGCGTACTCCAGAACCTCCCGCCAGTTTTTAGCTTCCAAGTGCCTTTAACGCCTCGGCAAGTTCCGAGTGTTTTTCTTTTTCAAATTTATTCATTATGCGCTTATACCCGGACGGGGTTAAGCCAAGCTCTCTGTTGTATGCCAAGATCTTCTCCTCCATTTCTTCAAGGATTCTATATAGCGGGTTTTTTATAATGTTCGTATTTCCATTCTTGTTCGTGTGCTTTACCACATACTCGCCGCCAGTTCTCTCGAACTGTTCTTTTGCCTGGTCGAACTGTTCATAAATCTTCGCCAGTGTCTTGATTGCCTGACTGAACTCCGGCTTGTATGTGCCTACGGTCTTCATTGCCTTTATTATTCTTTTTTCGTAGGTCGTCGCTTTCATTTTTGCTCATCTCCTCGATGATCTTCTTTTCTCTTTCGGATAGCTCCCACACAGTTACTTCTTTAGCTGCGGCTTTTTCGGCTGCGGCTTTTTCGGCTGCGGCTTTTTCGGCTGCGGCTTTTTCGGATAACAAGAATCCAGCGCCGAAAAGAGCGGCTCCGCTTTCTTTTTGGGAGTCAAGCTGCCGGATAAAATGGCACTGCTCCGGATAGATTTTTAATTCTACATAATTGGCAATCTTTCCCAGTCTTGCGGAAGTGATTACATTGTTCGGATGATCGTATTTCGGAAAATTTACCGCGTTATTTTCTTGTGCCTCTTGTATCATTCTCGCTAAATCAGGTGCGGTTCTGATTCTCGCCTCGTCGAGATTTGTCACAAATGCACTGTAGGTTTTTGCGCCATTTTCATAAGTGATTTCTTGATTTGTCAAAATATAACAACATTCCTCGCTTGCAAATAGTGTTTTTGCCGGACCGAAAAGAAAGAAGTCGATCTTTCTTTCGGCGTAGAATCTTTTAATTTGCGCGAGTATTGAAAACGGCGGGTTGTCGATTACAACGCAATCTTTTGGATATTTATATTTTTCATAATCCCCGCCCGGATAAAACGGCCTGACTACTTTGCGCCCATTAAGATTGTACTCCTTAACTGCCCAGTTCTTTACTGCTTCATAAACAGCGGGCGGCGTGTAACAGTCATCAGTTGTTTTTTTCGGCTTGAACTTCTCGGTAAACTCTTCATACTCTTCATTGCTTTCCGCCATGTCGCCGAGATTTTTAAAATCAATTTCTTCAACAGGAAAGAATCCGAAAAGGCTCATGTCAAGATTGCCGATTCCTTCAAGTTCTTCGTCCAGTTTTAAACTGTCCCACTCGGACTGCTCTATGGTCTTATTGTCCGCGAGGCGGTAGGCTTTTACCTGTTCTTCCGTCAGATCGTCGACATAGACGCAAGGCACTTCAGCTAATCCAATCTTTTGCGAAGCCTTGTACCTCGTGTGGCCGGCTACTATCTCGTTATCTTTGTCGATCACGATGGGCTGTCGAAATCCAAACTCACTAATCGAGTTTGCCACAAAATCCACTGCCTTCTCGTTCTTTCTTGGGTTATTTTCATATGGGTGTATGTCCGTTATCTTTTTGTAAACTATCTTTAACTTGTTCATTATTTCTCCAATAAAAGACCGCGAGGCCGAAGCACATCGCGGTACGTTCTCTTATTTGTGGGGCGTTGTTCGCTACGCCCCGGAGCGAGTAGGTGTTTAGAAGAGAGGAGGCTGACTGTTAAAAAAACTGAATGAAAAACGCCTACTTTTTGTATATTTTTTGACATAAAATTAAATGTCATTTTCCTGTTTTTTTGAGTCTTTTTTTCTGTCGTTTTTTCCTGTCATAAAATGTATAATATTTTTTTAACTCTTTACTTATCAATTCATCTTGTCCCTATTTCTTAAAATCATGTCAGAGTTGGAAAGAGTTTTACCCGTCGCATTAGGCAAGGGCAGAGAGGAGGGTCTGAGGGAGGGGGGGATATCTTCCCGCTCTGCTTCAAGTCGTTTATCCTCTTTGCTTTCTTTCCTTTACTCTGCTTCATTTTCTGCCTCTTTATCGCTGCCAAAAAAGTAAATATTCACAGTGTCAATCGTGATCCCAGGTTGTAAGAGTGAACCGATCATCTCTTCGCTTTCGTTTAGTTCGGGCGAAAAGTTTTCAACGATCTTTTCTATCTTCTCGATATCTTTTATGATCTCGTTTATTGTGTCTATGTCTTTTATAGTTGTTTCTCCCGTTACAATCTTTTCTTTTACCTTTATCAGTTTATCTTTTAAGTCCATTTTTTTCTCCTGTTCGTCTTCGCAGCTCTTCGCCGAAATCGGAAAGACTGCCGTCTTTGTTGTGCAGTCTCTGATGGGTTGCCCTGCTTACACTTATCAGGTTCCAATCTGTCCAGAAAAGCTCCGGATACTCATCAGCCGGAAAGATATGGTGGACCATTGTTGCCTCCACTGTCCTCCCATATCGTGCTTCTATCTTGTCGATGTACTTATCGCGCCGAAGTATTCTGTTCCTTTTTTTCTTCCAACGCTCGCTTCCATATTTTTTCTTTTCCACGCTATAATCATATCACCTCGCACACTGATGGTTCAATGCGGTATCGTTATTTTTTCTGCAATTTCTTCAAGTGCCTTATTGTGCATGTCAAATATCCATCGCGGACTGATCCCCATTTCTTCGGACACCTTACCCCATGATCTTAGTTCTATGTATCTAAGATAGAGTAGTCTCATATACTTGGTATCCTCTACGCTTCTTATGGTATCTCCTATCTCTTTTCTTTTGGTCGCTGCTTCAAATCGTTGTTCTATAAGGTCAATGGATAAGTCGCAAAGTCTCTGTGCCTCTCTTGCCGTTTTGTCAGAGATTCCGCTCCCGCGCGGCATTCCGTCAAAGATTTGCGAGGTGCTGTCTATCGTCTGGTTTATGTAGTCGATTTCCGCTTCGATCTGCCGGAGTTTCTCTTCTTCTCGTCCGTAGCCCTGCAAGTAGACTTTAATTCTCTTTTTTTCTTTTTCGTCCATTGTTTTTCCTTTCTCATTCGGATTAAAAAGCTTGTTCCTCTCTTTAATCCTTCGTCGTCTGGATATTCGACAATGCAGTCGGTAAATGTCCATCCGGGAAATATCTTTTCAAAGAAAGCCCTGTCTTCCGGGTTTCTTTCTATGGCCGCAGCTTTTGCCTTCGTGATGGCCTTATCGCTTACAACAGCAACGGGCTTTTTTAGATTTTTGCTCGATGACCACATGCGATCGCCTTTTGACTGCCTTGCCATGTACATAACCTTTCCCGTTACTCCGTACTCGTTCGGCTGTAATCTGTCGGTCTGGCAATATCCGCAATGCCACGTTTTTTCTATTTTGTCCCGATCAAGACCGCCGTTCATTATCATGTGGACGTGCAGTCTTTTCTTGTTGCCAAGCTCATCGCTGTCCGATATGACATAGATATATTTTATCTCGTCTAACTCCTCTTTTTTTCTTGCCCGGCGTAAGCGGTCTATGTAGTTTCTTACAACGCGTTGCGCGTCTTTTCTGTCTTTTGGCAGATTTTTCTCATCGAATGTTAAGTCGACAAACAGATCTTGCTCGTCGAAGTTCGTATGAACAAGGCGGTTAAGATATTTTACCGCTTTTTTATCGTTCAGTTTTTTTTGTGCCGGGCTTGTCCCCGTTTCTCTTACCGCTCTTTTGTATGGCTTAACCTTTTCCGGCACGGGGAAGATTTCTACTTCCATGTAGTTTTTCATTATATACTTTTTTTGTCTGTACATTTTCTTCCCCCGTTTGTTACTACTCATTACAAGCTCGAAAGCTCATACCGAGCGCCAGTTTTTTCTTATATATATAAGTAGATTTTTTTCAGTCCTTGTCTATAAGCTTCTGTGTTTCTTCCATTGCCCTTATGCAAACGCGATAAAGCGAACACTCTATGAATTGTCTTATCATTACTGCTTTGTTTTCATAATAAATTTCACGATCAAGACTTTGAAAACTCGCGAACTCACATCCCTCGCAGATTTCAAGCGTTATAACTTCGACGGTTTCGTTTGTTGCAAATACATGTCTCATTTTTATTCTCCTTCAGCTTCTACTCATTCGTGTTTTTCATCCACCACGTGTCTATCCATTTTAGCTTGCGGATGTGTTCGGAACACTCATACGGTGTTCCTTCATATGCGGAAAACTCGTCGATAAGCTCTTTTGGTAATTCGTACCATTCATCGAAAAAGTCTATCATTCTATCTTCTGCGCTATCATATTTTGTAACGTGCTGGCTGTCATATTGCACAAAGAGAATTTCGTCCCCCGTTATTATCTCAACTCTCATCCGCGTTACATTTTCAAAATCAGGAATTTCGATGGCGGTTTTTTCGCCTTCGTAATTTCGCAAAAAAACGCGTTTGTTCATTGGTCTACCTCCATTCTTTCAAGTGTACGCTGTATCTTGTAATCTGTGATTTCGTCAATTTTTTCTTGCGGAATTACGTATAAATACTTAGCTTGTGCGATCATGATTTCAACATCTGCGATCTCTTCGGCGATAGCGTCTAAGTTTTTTTCGGTTGTATTGCGGTCAAACCTGTTGACTGCCTGCATCAGCTCAGCCATCTCTTCGATGAGCATTCCTTTTTGTGCTTGTAAACCGTAATGATCGGCGATCTTTTTCAATTTCTCTTTTTTTGGGTTTTTCTCAATGTCGTCGGTCATATTTTGTAATTCCTTTATGAAATTTACGACCTCACGCATTTCCATCGCCTTACCGTCGCATATATCCATATTTTCCAAATAACCAGCTTCGTCGCATTCGGCGGCTTTGGCGTCCCAATAATTTATCCGTTTTTGCACCTCTTCCAGCAGTTTATTTTCATCTATCATATTTTTTCCCTCCTTATTCCACGATCTTATTGCACGCCGGCGAAAAAGCTTTGTCTTCCCGCACCAATGGCAGTCCTCACATTCGGCGTAGTGCCACCACGGCAGCCGCGCCGTGCATATGTGCCATATGTACACTCTGCTGCTGCCGCAGTTCGGGCATGGTTTCAGCTTCATCCCTCTACCTCCAACTGTAGCAGTTCTTCTATACTCCACGCCTTGTCTGATTCCCAAGTGATAAACGTGAACGCCCTACCATCCAACCGTTTATATCTGCCATTTGCACTGTTCCACCAGGTAATGTTGTAATCATCTTCCTTTGCCGGCATCATATCAAACAGCCAGAGGCTACCATTTTGGTCTCGCGCTATGAATCCATTTTCGATAATCTCACAAAATCCTCGCTCTTTTAAGGTTAGGGCAGGAAGCGACTCTTTTGCTTCTTCATAGAGCCATTTGAAGAAATTCAGAAATCTGCAATGCCCATCGTCGCTATATCGTATGCATTGTGAACAACGCATCTCATTACAGCTTTGAGGCTTGTTTTTTTTGGTATCAACTGCGATAGTGTTATATTCTATGATTTCCAGTATTTCATCTTTGTATTTTTCAAAATTTGTCATTTTCTCCTCCTATCCTACTGTTTTAGTTTTTAACTTTTTAAAGGTCCAGTTTTTTTGTTTTTAGCCTCTTCGCTATTTCATAAACAACATTTACAGTTACACTATTTCCTGCCTGCTTATACAGCTGGCTATCGCTGTTAACTGTGGCAGCTCGGTCAAAGTAGTCATCCGGAAAGCCTTGTAAGCGGAAGCATTCGCGAGGTGTCAGTTTGCGGATTTTATATCCGGTCAAAACGTCCTGCTGACATCTCGTATCAAGTGTGCTTGCAACTCCTTTTTTCACTCTGCCTCTGCGGGTTGTACTGCCCGGATTAGCAAAATCTATCGAATCGCCTTCATTTGCTTCGGCATATCCTTTTGCCGTTGCTTCTTTGATCATTACTCCGTGCCTATCCTGCCCTGTAAGCGTAAACATAGGCTCGCCGTTTTCTTTAAATCTCCTGCCGTTCTGTCGTTTATTTATCCTGTCCGGCGTTAACACCGGGACGGCATATAGTCCCGTTCTATCTCCATAACCGCCGTCTTGACTGCTCAGCGTAACGCTTAATCCTTCTGGATCGTAGACTCTTCGTCCCTGGCTTCCGCCGATAATCTGTTTAATCTGTGCCGGCTGTTCACTTTCAGCAACATACGTTCCGACCCCTTGCGATTCTCCGGTTCGCGTGGTAATGGTATTTGCTGTTTGTCGCGAAAACCCAGCAGATGTGCGGTCGCTGTCTCTGATGGGAAATATTTTTCGTCCACTTGATCCTCTAAGATGTCCGATAATAAACACCCTCTCCCTGTTTTGGGGGACTCCGAAATCTGCGCTGTTAAGCACCTGCCATTCGACATCGTACCCCAATTCATCCATGGCGTTGATGATGATTCCGAACGTCTGCCCCCCCCTCGTGGTTAAGAAGTCCTTTAACATTTTCGGCGAAAAGTAAACGAGGCTTTCGCTCTTTAGCCAACCGCATGACTTCAAAAAACAGAGTCCCGCGAGTATCTTCAAAGCCTCGTCGGTTTCCAGCAATGCTGAAAGCCTGGCATGGAAATCCGAAGCAGTAACAGTCAGCTTCTGGAAGCTCTCCGGGTTTAATTCTTGTAATGTCACTTGCAAACCATTCACTCTCCTTTATCTTGTGCATTGCTCTGTAACTTTTATCGGCGAATTTATCAATTTCGCAATGACCTACACATTCATGGCCTGCCATTTCCATGCCCAGCCTAAACCCGCCGATTCCTGCAAAAAATCTAAAAACTTCATTTTTTGTTCCTTGTCTTTCGTGGGAACGTGCTTAAATTCCGCATCGCTCCCACCTCCTCGCCATCTCGAAGACCTCGGCGGCTTCTCTCCTTACTTCCGGCACCATTCGACCGATCACCTGGTTATCTTCTTCTTTCGGCCATGTCATGGCTTCCTTTGCTCTTAACAGACCATGATTCTGCCCATCTGACAGGTAGGTAAGGCCTGTTACTATCTCGCTGTCTACCGCGTAGCCGTCAAAATGGACAAGCTTCGTTGCCGGATACATCTTTAAAGCGTATCTCTTCATTTTTTCGTCTCCTTAACAGCTCTTTGATCTATTTCTTTTACAATCTCTTCAATTGTTCCGATTATGGATTCTCTTCCTTTTACAGCTTTCATCTGGCCTTTAATTATCGGATCTTTGCTGATAAACCATCCTCTATACACTCTATTCATCTTTTCCACCTTCCTCAATGTCTTCCCAGACCCAATCAGTACCGTCATCGTCACGCCGGCGGTCGTGATCTATGATTGCCGGCTTTAGCGGCCAGTACCGTGTGAGGTAGTGCTGACTACTGTATGGGTTTTCTATTACCAAGGCTATTTTCTTTCTTATGCACACGATGACCAGTTTTGATATCAATTGGTACATGTGCGCCAACTCGCTATGCAGTCTCATGCTGTATTCGATTTTTTTCAAATCACTCCACTTTTCACTGCCATAATGAACTCCTTTCATATTCATTATTATTCGGGCTTCAAATCGAACGCAGGGGAAGAACGCTATTATCATGTCATCTTCGGCTATATTGTCGAAAATGCTACCCCACCCCGCATAGGATTTCTCGATTTCTGAAAATATGTCTATGACTACATCAGTCTGCCCAAAATCGTTTAAGATGTCATAGTCTATTGCTTCATGGCCCAGCTTCCTTAATTCGTTCTTAAATGTGCCTGATTGTTCAAAGAATAAGTGAAATCTCATTTCTCCTCCAGTTCATCCAGCCGGCCGGATAGTACTAAACAGGTTGCCTCGATCACGATCGCCATCAATGTTGGTTCTAATTCAACCCAGTTTATATCCTTTTTCGTTTTCCGCTGGCCGGCGGTCTTTTGTGTGGTCATTCCAATCAAGTCATAGACATATTCTTTCAGCGACTGTATGTCCGCTTCCTGTCCGTAGTCCATCAGGAATGTCCACATGGTGTCTTTTAGATCGTTCGCAGAGTTTCGTTTCATTCTGCCTCCTGGTATAACCACTCAGTTATTGTTCTGTCGCAGCCGTTCTTATAGCCTATACATTTTCTGCAAGCCATCGCTACGCAGTGGCCAGTCTTACCGTTTTTATCTATGGCCATATTTCCAACGCCTATCTTTTTGATCTCTTCTTCGTATTTCTCCCAGTTTTTCATCTGAACCGCCTCCAGTCTCTTATCTCGTCAAATACTTCTTTAGCCTCTGCTTTTATGCCTGCCGTCAGCGTCTCAATGATTGACGGCGTTTCTTCTTCCGGCCAGATCGCCACTCCGTCCACTGTGACTATCCCACATTTTCGATTTTTGGCCAGATATGTAACATTCGGGGCCTTTCGGCTATCTACTGCCACGCCGTGGAAATGTGACAATAGGCAGCTCATTTCTTTTGGTTTGTTAAAATATATCTTTTTCATCGTCTATCTCCTTGTTTGCCGCAATACATTCCCGATATATTTTTATCCAGTCGTCTAACGGCTGTATTATCACCCAATCGCAGTTATTCCGGCGATGAGCCACAATCGGCATTTCTCCGGGCCGGGCGTCTGCTATGGCTTGTGCTAGTGCATCATACAGGCTTAGCTTCTCTGTTCGCTTGACCTCGATATGTATACCGGGCAGACCTACCACATCGGCATCTCCAGCTGCTCCGCAGTATTGTTGCCCTCGCCGGGCATCGTAGCCGTACCCTCGTAGCAGGCGGGCGAGTTCCCGCTCTCCGCGCTTGCCTTTTTCTCTTTCTCTCTTTCCCATTCAAACGCTCCAATCTGTTCACTGTTTAGCATCATTTTTTGTGCTTTCACATAAATTTCTTTTGAACATTCAAAACCATATGCATCACGGCCTAACTCTGCGGCTGCTCTTAGCGTCGAACCGCTACCGGCGCACGGGTCTATCACTACATCGCCGGGATCCGTGAAGATCTCAATGAGCCGTTTTAAAAGATTTACTGGCTTCTGTGCAGGGTGGATCTTCGGAATATCTTTTCCGTCTCTTTTCCACTCGAACCAATTAAATATCATTTTTCCGTCATTCCTGAACTTTGGCAACTTATCCCGGTAAAGAATGAGCGCGTGCTCAGTGGCTCCGCAGATTCGCATGTTCGCCTTTAAGACCTGCGGCGAATAATTTTTACAAAAGACCAATGGGATGTTGTGCTTAAACCCGTGTTGCACATTTTGTGTCCTTTTTCACCAGAATGGAATCTCCTCGTCTATGGCGGCGAATCCTTCTTGCACAGGCTCATCTTTTCTGCTGTTCGCAAAATCTATAAACTGCACTCTCTCGGCGATTACCTCAGTTGTGTAGACGGTCGCCCCGTCTTTGTTGGTATAACTTCCTGTCTGGATTCTGCCCTCTATGGCTATCCGGCAACCCTTGCCGCTGTACCTCTCGCAGTTCTCCGCCTGCTTGCCGAAAACTTTTACTTGCGGAAAATCCGCCTTTTTCTCCTCTCCGGCCTTTGAAACTCTATCAACGGCCACCGGGAACGCGGCAACTGCGATCTGATTCGGCGTGTATGCCAGTTTTATTTCTCGGGCTACTCTGCCAATGATAATGACTCTATTCATGATTTACTCCTCCGCTTTTACGAATTTGCCGTTTTTCAATTTATAAAAAACGCCCGGCTTAATGACTTCTCCATCCACCTTGTGACTTCTAACGGCCTTAATGTGCCGCGTTGAATCCTCGGCGATCTCCCATTCTGCTAAGACTATGTAGCATCCTAATGCTCCAGCGGCCTTACTCTCTATCCCGGTTGCAATAGCAATTGATTCGGCTCCCTTTACCTCAGCTGCCGAATAATCGCCGGTGTTTGTGGCTGCCGACTGATTGCCGGTGTTTGTGGCTGCCGAATAATCGCCGGTGTTTGTGGCTGCCGAATAATCGCCGGTGTTTGTGGCTGCTGATCGATAACCGGTGTTTGTGGCTGCTGACTGATCGCCGGTGTTTACCTGTCCGGCAGCGAAGTCAATTCTCTCCATTGTAAATTTGATGAACGCATCAACAATGCCCTTGATACCTATTTCGGCACCTATTTTGATGCGACGGCGGGTAATAACCGAATACGTCAATCGGATTTTCGCAGGCATGGAATCCTGCCTTGCACAATTCAGCGCGGTCTTCCTCGTATTCTTCGCCGATCTCATACTGAAAACCGCGGCATCTCAGTTTTCTGTCGAACCCTTTAAATAGCTTCATCTTGTCCTCCTATCAATTTCGTTTTTTCGCCCCGCTGTAGCATGTCCTTTTTTAGCCCCGCTGGCAACGCGGCGGTCTCAACCTTTTTTCTTTGCACTTGCTCGTAGATCATGCGGAAATTCGCTCTGTCAGCTGTCGGGTTCTCGCTCATGCACAATTCCTTCCAACCCAACCGCTTAACACATTCATTAGTGATCGCGTCCATGCTCTCGATCGCCGCGTCGGGGTTCCACATTCCATATGTGCCGATCGCCCTTGTCACTTGCGCCCATCCGGCAGCCCAATCCGGCACTAGGTCGTTATCTATCATCTGCGCGGCCATCACGCGGAAATCCGCTATCGTGGGCGGGAACCTGTTGCCCGGAGTGTTTACGTATTTTCGCAGCGCCGTAACCGCTATCTGATAAGGCAAGTCTTTTAGTTCATTGAACCATAGTTCAAGCGCCTCTGCGTTTGGTAGCGTTTCAAAACGTGGGAAGTATGTTTTTATCGCGCTCGCCAATTTCATAAATTCAGATTTTGTCATTGCCGTCCTCCTGTGCCCATTCGGCTGCCATCTGGTAGAATCCGCTAAGTTCACTAGCCGTCCTGCTGTTGGTTCGTTTCTGGCTACGCTCCCATGTCCTCACGGCTGCACGCCAGTCTTTCATCTTGTTCTTGCCAATCATCCAGCCTTTAGCTTGGTAAAAATTCACAAACTCATACGGGTCAATCCCGTTAGCTCTTTCGATGCAGTAGGCTTGAACCTCGTCCACCGTAGGTGGTGTAAATACATTCTTTATCATTCTTTTACATTCTTTATCATTCTTATCATTCTTTTTTTGTGTACCGTGCGATGTACCGTCTGCTGTACCGTGCGATGTACCGTCTGCTGTACCGTGCGATGTACCGTCTGCTGTACCG